TGAGTTTTGGTTTCGTTTCGATGGTTTCAGTCATGGTTGCCATAAATTTTAATATATCTCATTCGTATTTTTTGCAATATGCGCCAATACTTCCGTTCTTAAAATCTGCCAAGGTGATGTTTTGCCTTCTCCAATCTTTCGCGCTGATTTAAAAACTCCATTCAGGCACATGCGGTTTACTGTGTTTACACTGACAAAAAAATAACGCTCTGCGACTATTCGGCTTGAGACGTAAGGCGATGTATTTATGTTCCCCATTTTTTGAATTAGTTGCCTATTCCCATTAGCTTCTGCATCCAGAGGTCAGTCCACGCATAACACTGCTGACTGTCATCGAGAACGGCGTAATACACGGGCACACTGAAATCGGCGTTTGGCGAAACAATTAGTTCAGAAACATTATTTGGATTCGGTTTCGTCGCCCAGCCGGTGGGCACCGTAAACCACCCGCTTTCTCCCCTGACGCTCGTCTGCTTAAACGCTTGACTGGTTGAACCAAATAAAGTTGGAATGCAATTCGAGGCCATAAATCAAATTCCATCATCATTAGAGTTTTTCCCTCGACTCGGTTTGCCCGCATTGGTTTCACCGCCACCTTTTTTCAAAAGTTCATCGGGGATGCGCTCAAAGGAAATACCAGTCTTTTCCGAAATGATATGTATGCCTTTTTCTGTTGGCCTCATGCCGCCTGAATAGAATTGCTGAACAGATGCCCCAAGCATCTTCATGTTCTCAGGGCGAACACCGCCCCAAGTTACCTTGCAACTTCCGCGATAACCATTGATTGCTAGAATTTGAGGGAAAAGTTGAGTCTCAAGTGTATTCGATAATTTGCCAGTGTCCCACGTTCTAATATCATCCCTAACAGCCTCCGCTTGTTCTGCCATGCCCCCAGCCAAGCCGCCTTTTTCCGGCCTTGCGCTAGTCACCTGACCAACCACAAGTTTTGAAACCTCGCTGTTACACCAGTCCTGATAAATCTTATGGGCATTGCTGCCATCAGTTCCGGCAACCGCCCCCCATTCAAGTTCAGACTTTTTATCAATGACAATGCCGCCAATCTGTACGCCTAGAGCCAATGCCTGACGCATGGACGACATGGTTAAAGCATTGTTTGAATCAACCTTTGCAACTGGAATAGGCATCCCGTATTTGCTCATCATCAATGTCCACCAATCGCGGTCTTGCGTTGCAAACAGGTACAGAAATAGAATAGCACGGATAACCCCGCCAAAGTTAGGCGGAATAGTAGGAGAATAAAGACAGCCACGATGAACAATATGAACATTAGGACTGGGCGCATAAACATCCTGCAATGTGTAATCAATGCTGCCGTTTGGCTCAGTGGAGTAAAATCTTAGCCAGCTTTCCCATTGGTCAGCATCAAAAACAGTGGCGTCATTCTTTGCGCCAACTGACATATTGGGCCGATAAGGGACCTCGTAACATTCAAGCTGGTGGTTAATCGGTGCAAGTTCCTTGAGATAAAAACGCTTTAGATACTTGAATTTTACACCTGTCTCGGCCATTTCAATGGGCTGAAAAACCTTTTGAGCAGCGGCTAATGGGTAAAGTGTGGCGTCTAGAAGATGCTGCAAGCCATCCTGCCAATTGCGACAATTCTTGATTGCTTCGCGGATAACTTCACAGGCCAGAACATCATCGGGATTATTTGGGTCATCGGGAATTAATGACATTGGTTGCCCGCAAATGACGGCCTTGCGTTTCCCCCATTCAGCCATCAAATGCGGGAAGCTGGCGCACATATCGCGTATGATGGTCATCATCAACCATGTTTGCCCACGTTCGGCAGCGCGTAGGGCGTTCTGGATGCGCTGAACGTCAAGTTGGGTTGCTTGGTAGGTCTGTTGCGACAATCCCGAGTCGCGAGCTATGCGGGCAGTGGCAATGACTGGATCAAATGAATTGGATGGCTTTTCCGATACCTCCAATTTCTTTGAGGTTGTGCGCCTAATTGGAAAACTTACAGCCATTTTACTTTATTGGTTCGCAAATAAGCTCGACGCCAATCAAATTGCCATTGCTAAATACTTGATTTATCTCAACAAGGCTTGAGCCTAATGGAATTTCTGTTCTAATGATTTTACCCCCAAACTTGCTGATAATAAAGGTATCTTCGCCCACTTGTTCAATCCTGTTGGCGCAAACTTGTATGCCGGACGCGGTTGCCATTAGCGTTAAAGTTTCATAATTTAACGATTGCGTCAAGCCCTAAGTGTGATATAATTAAATAACTGAGAGCGATGCAGAAACATCGCCCCCAGTTTAACGAAACCAAACATACTGTGAATATGAATGAATCCGCTACACCCATCCTCGTTGGTCGTCCCGATAAAATCAAGCCTCTTTCGCGCAGGCAATTCTTTGTTTTTCTAAGCCGCATAAATTTCAGCGGAAAAATCATGCCGCACACGCCCGAATTGGGAAATTGTTGGGAATGGGAAGAAAATGGACTTAATAACCGTGGGTATGGGCAGTTTTCGGTAAATCATCAAAACACCACATCGCATAGGCTTTCTTATAGGATTTTCTGCGGGCCTATTGGCGCACTTGATGTTTGCCACAAATGCGACAACCCGCGTTGCTGTAATCCAAACCATCTTTTCCTAGGCACCGAAAAAGACAACATGGCAGACAAGATAAGAAAATGTCGGTGCGCTAAGGGAGTGTTTAACGGAGCTAACACAAAGCCATATATGATTCCTAGGGGCGAAAATCACGGCGCATCGAAGCTAACCGAGTGCAAGGTTCACAAAATCAGGGCGTTGCTTGAAAATGGAGTGGTTCAAGAGGTTATCGCAAGGCAATTTGGAATAAATCAAACTGCTGTTGGATTCATAAAGAGGCGTAAAAACTGGAAACATTTACCTCTTTGGCACTATGAAATCTAGCCGATTTTTCTTGCATAATTTCAAGATTGTGTTTCAATTGTGCTTATGGGGAATCGCAGCACAATTCATTTCAAAGATGGATGGATGATTATTCCATTCTATCAAACCGTTCAATCTTCAATTATTGGCACGAAAAAATTTTGTGTCACAAATATGTTAATGCCAATATCCGCGAGTGTTTCCGATTGAACAAAGGGTTTTTGAAATGAAATCCACAGCGAAAGCCTTCTATGTGGATGACAAGGGAAAGATAAAAGAGCTTAAATGCAAACTTGAAGTATTTTCTTGTGAGCCAGCCGAGCAACCAAAAGGTGAATTTAAAGACGGCAAAATAATCGCCAGTTTTGTTTTAACCAAATCGGCACCCGTTAAACTTATTTTCAAATGAAACTAATCACCCTAACCGGAAAACTTCTGGGCGTATATCAGGACGGCGAAGGATTCTTTGCAAGATTTAAACCCGATAACGGCTACGAAATGGATATTCCCATCACCAGCGAACAGTTTCAGAAAATGGATTTAGGTGGGAAAGCAACATTGAAATTGGAGGTTGAATGAGTGGGGATTATATTTTAATGCATGCGAAAAACCGCTGCCCCGGCTGCGGTGTTCGGCGCAAGTTTGTTCCCGGCAACTGTCATAACTGCGGAATGAAACTTTTCACCGATGACACAACACAAGATTTTTCGGCTTACGAAGACGGCACTGGAAATCCTACTTGGTGGGCTTACTCACGCGAACGAGGATGGGTGTACCGTGATTTTTATATGATTCCAGAAGCCAGACCTCACGTTAAGCGGTTTGAGATTGAGAGGCTGGACAAAAATTATGGTATGCAAGAGACCCCTGACTCGGTAAGAGCAAAGAAAGCGCAAATCACTAGGCATGTGAAGAAAGAGCGGTCAAAAATAAAACCGATTAAACTATGAAAGACCATGAATTGAGGAAAAGAGTTGGCGAACTTGAGTCTGAAATTGAAGGGCTTAAAAACCTGTTCCATGCCTATGAGTTCCGGCCATTTTCAATGTTTGGTGCCGTAAAAATTGGAACTTACCACGGAACAGAAATCCACAAAAGATTTGAAGAACTTTACAAGTTCCTTGGCGTTGAAAGGAAAACGCTTTCGGGGACTACGTTGGAAAAGGTGAAAAAACCTTAGCTGCCAGCGTTCATTAGTACGCCCTGAAATCCTGTGTAGCTAATCGGGGCGGCAAATCGCATAACCCCGCTAGTTGAATCAGTGGCGATGTAATTTCGTGCGGATTCAAGTGCGTCATCACCGCCGTCCCCCTCCTCGTCTGCGTTCATCTTTTGAATATCGCCAACCCGCGTTTCATGGTGTTGCGCCATTGGTATCTGTGCAATCAAATTAACGCATTTTTTATGAATGAACCACGTTGGCCTGATTCCTTTTTCAATGTCTCCAAGTTTTTGCTGCATGACGGCCCATGCGTTAACGCGGTCAATCTCCGCAGGCGTAAGGTCAATTCCACAATCTTCATAGTCCATTGCTATGGTGCGCCCGTCCTGCTTCCGGCTGAAACAATCCTTGCCCGCCACGATTGATGTTAAGTCTGAAAGTTGCAACCCGTGACGACGGCACATTGCCTTGAAGTTTTCAGCATGTTCAGAAATCAAAGTTTCCTTGTGATGTTCCTCGTCAACCGTATAAGAATTTCCAAATGAGTCTTTACAATGCAAGTGCATCGCAGTTGGATGAGCGAAGCCATAATCTAGCGAGCCATACCAAGCAATTGCTTTTCGTTCATCAAATGAAAAATCCTTGTTCGGATAGGTATGGGCATCTTCATTCCAGTTAGTAAAGAATTGTCCCGCTTGAAAGTGGGGGTCTCCAAGATACCAGCTTTTATATTTCCAACCTGTAAGCGTCTCCAAGATGCGCTTGTTCTCCTTGTTCACATGGCTGTTGTCGTGAACCGTGGCCTTGATGTAAAATGTATCTGTCTGCCGATTTTCTTCCCACGGGTCATAAAACACTTTCTTAACCCAAGCATGGCCTATTCCGCCCCAATTCCAAGCCCCGTAAAATCTTGGCCTCCATCCCGGCTTGCTGGTACGCAAACACGTCATCAGGTTTTTCCATTTGTCAAAGGTGAGCGTCGTCAATTCTTCAATGGCGATGCCGTCATATTCTTGTCCGAGAAAGTCTGAAATGTTCTGCTCATCCTTAAAGTGCTTGATGATGATGAACGAGCCTGTTTTTGGAAATTCTACTATTCCGGCCTGTTCCCTGTAATTGTAGTCAATGCTTTTGCACGTCTTTAAAAGCAAATCGCGTATCTGCTCGCGCAATGCCGTGGCTGATTTACGGAGCAACAAGAATTTTAACCCATGATATCGCTGGCAATCATCCAAACACACTTGAGCGAACATCCAAGCCGATTTCCCACCGCCACGCGCACCCCCCACGCCTACCGCCGATGGATTTCCTTCTATATCGCATCGGCGTGCCGCCGCCGCCATTTCCAGTTGTTTTGGTTGCAGAAACATCTGGGCATTGAAGAAATTATTTATTTGGTCGGTGGGGCAGCCTATGTCCCAACCAAGGGCCAAGTATTCACGATACAACCGCTCCGCTTCTGGAATGGGTTTTATTTTAGCCACAACTAGGTTTTATATAGGTTTGAAATTTTTTTGCAAGTCGGGTTTGTTTTTTTGCCAGCCAACTGGTCGCCCCCTGCGCTGAATTGGAGTCTTCAATGCTTCTTCCTCAGTCCACCCAAATCTTTTTATTCTGTAATAAACCAATCCATATCTAAGCCCTGCCGCCCTTGCCTTGCTCATTAAGCTGTTTGGGTTTCGCTCTATTCCATGACGCCTTTTGTTTGCACATTGTTCTTTCCATGTTGCCCATTTGCAGTTCTCCGGTGAATAGCCAAGGTTGTTGTCTATCCGCTCAATGGTCAGCCCATTAGGACAAAGCCCCATGTCGTCATAAAAATTATCAAATCCATATTTCCCTCGCCACCTGTCACACACAGTAATGCCTCTGCCGCCATAATCTTTCCATTGCGCTGATGTTGGACTGTGGCATCTGCGAATCATATTTACCCACCTTGAAAACATCATAGTAGAGCGCCCACCGGGACGACGAGGATATTTGCCCTTAAATGTGCCAAATGGCCTTCCGCGTTTAAAAACCGTATTCATATAATAACATTAACACTATTTGATTAAACGTCAATTATATTTATTTATATTGTGTGAAATTTCTATGAGACGGTATATGGATAAGCGAATGCCGTACCCTTATTGTTTCTTAACAAGACTGTAAACCAATCAGACATATGTGTAATAATTCCTTACACATTGTTTATCGTATATTAATACTATGATAATGAATGACTTACAGAAGCAACTAAATATAACCCATCATTCGTAGCCTTATCATTATCGTTAATCATTGGCATTGAACAAAAATAGTGTGTCAACTGATGAATTACAGCTTGTCTTGTGCATCACTGACACCACAAGCGATAGCCTTAGTCTCAACCACAGGACACTCAACCACAGCCTGTGATCTGCTCTGCCTCTCTTTCATCATCTGCTCAGCAATCTTGCCCATTGTTTCTGCGGTCAGGAGCATGGCCTTGGCTACGTCTTGCGAGCCGTCCTTGTTCTGGGCAAAGCGTTCTGGTGCAATAATGCTATTGAGCCGGTCTGCTGCTCGCCAGTCATGTCTAATGCCGTCTCTGCCACTGGCAGCTTTCTTGATTTGTTCTATATTCCCTTGAATATAAGCACCTTTCAGGCGCGAAAGAATATGCTCAAACTCTGCCTTGTGTTTTCCTCTAAGTTTCCATTGATACCATTGTTGAGGTCTGATGTTAAGCTGTAAACACGCTTCAGCTTCAGTAAGTTGCATTGAAACCATGTCACATACTGCTTTCATGTCTTGCATGGTTATACGTCTGCGTTTAGGAACTGGTTTAAACGCTTCTGGAAGGCTGTCAGAATGATTTGAATCTATTTCAGCTATCATTTGACCATTTATCAATCAAAATGCGCTAAAAGTCAACTGTGTTCGTTCTGAATGGTGTTTTGGGGTATCTCGCGGGAGCGATTCTAATGAGATCGGGAAATAGCTGGCAAGTCTAATCTTTTGCGATTAGTGATATATCAGAAAAGACAAATCAAGCACGGCGGTGTTCAAAGCATGAATGACCTGTCCACTTATTTGGATTGGCTGATGTTGGTTTGTTCAATTTCAAACAATGCCCGTTAAATACATTCGGTTGATGAATGACAGGAACTAAATCGCCATTGAATTTATGTAGTTGAGATATGGTTTGAGGAGCCAATTTGCCACGCTTAAAGTGTTTGCAATCATTACAATCAGCGTCTATACATTGACAGTCAAATGCTTCTTGTTTTTCACCAGCGAGTTTACATTCAGGATGAACAAAGAATTTAATTTGATTCCAATAAGTTAAGCTCACAACTGCATCTTCTAAAAGAAGTGTTTTACCACAGTATCTACAAATACATTTATTCATATAAGTAATTGATTTAAAGAGTATTAAATAACTTATTCCATTGGTGAAAGCGATAGCTTTCCCTGTCTTTGGTGACAGGTTGGGTGTGCTTATTCCACCGGAGCCAAGACAACTTGTCTCCCTATCTGCTTCACCCTACTTGCGTTACTGGTAGCTTGAACGCTTATTCGGGGCTAGATGCTGCTACTCCATCGCCACTTGGCGGTTGTCATGGTTGACGCTATCGCATGTCAGAGCCATCAGTTGCACAGCCGTTTAACCTTTGTTCACTAGTCCTTATTGGGGAATGCCAGCAAACGAAATTATTTTCCGCTCCAAGTCAATAACTTGTGCGGCCCAATCCGCTCGCGTCTGCATCTTGGGTCTATGCCCGTAGCAGCAATATATTGCTTCAAATAAAGCAATGGATTTTTCCGGATTGGTACAAAATTATTCTGCAAAATCTTTGGGTGGCATACCATTCTCCTGCGTTTGGCCAAATGAAGAGAACACAGAACGTCGCGCATACGCCCAAAAATAAGCCTTTTAGATTGAACTATGGCCGAATGACTTCGACGTGGCACAGGAGATAAACGCTGCATTATGATTCTCCACATTTCGCCCTTTGGAAGCTTTTTAAGTTTTGGGTATTTGTCTAATAGAATATGGGTTTTATCGTGGCAAGAGCGGCACAAAACCTTTAAATCATTGTGTGAAACATCCCAAAGATTTTTATATTTCAAATGATGAACATCGCGGGACATTTTGCGCTCTCCACAAATAGCACAAGTAAAATTCGCCTTCACTAAAGCGATTAAACGAAGGCTTTTCCATTCATCAGATTGTAGATAAACCTTTCGGTAATAGCTCATAAATGAAACGCCCGCTGCTTGTGTTCGACACCTGAAAGATGTGAAGCTTGCCTAGCGGCAAACACAACAGCGGGCAAAATGAGACAAACAAGCTTCACGCGCCCAATAAAGCACACCTGCCCTTGACGTGCAACAACTATTTCAAACAATCTCCATTTCTATCAATATCTATCCAATATCAGCTAGAAGCTGCTAGAAACGGTTATACAAGCCTTTTGTAGTTCTGTGCCAGAATGTACCAGAACTAAATCAAGATGTGTTATGGCTTGATTGTGAAAGACTATGAGCCATTGTGATGAATGGATAGACTAGACAGCTTTGCTTTTAAAAATGGCGATTGATTAAATTCATGTTCTGTCATGTTTCCCTTATTCAAGCTGCAATCTGTGCATGTGCCCCGTAGGTTTGATTCTTCATTTGTGCCACCCCGTGAGATTGGTGTAAGGTGGTCTGTATTAAATCCAACTTGTCTAGCAGAAGCATCTAGCATAAAGAATTGATGGCAAAAATAGCATATACCTTTTTGCGACTCATAAAGCCTCTGGCGGATAGGCAATCGGTCAACCAATGGCAATCGCGCATGACGCAATGCCTTGGAAATAGATGGCATGTGATAGCCACTAATGTGTGGCCGCTTAATCTTGACCTTTTGATTGGGGTCATAAATGCCGCCTTCAAGTGTATATGGTGTGTTCTTTATGCTTCCGCCAGCTTTTAAAATCTCGTGGATATGCCACGGCAAAACACCCCAATCAATGACGTGTTTGCCGTTGGGCATGGTGATAAATTGGGGCTTGAATTTGTAAATGTTTTCCAAGTCTTTCCATTCAGCGTGAAGCATTAGAAAGCGTATGTGCTTTCGCTTTTCTGCACGATTCATCGCAATCAGGTCATTGAAAGAGCGTTTCAGAGTAGATTTTTGCTCTTTAGTCCTTAAAAGTTCAAGCAACGATTTTGGAACACATCGCCAATCAATGAAATTCTTTCCCTCAAAATGAAATACCGGAACGAAGTTGAAAACCTTTCCAAGTTTTTGCCATCGGTTTGTGTTAACAAGATGCTTTACTTCCGTCTTTGAAAGGAGTTTTACTTTTTCATTGTCAGGCCAGCCGGTTGTTATTTCTTTGTAGCTCATAACCAATCCTAGAGCGATTGCGGGGTGTTGTGGTTAGTCTATAACGCCCCATCCTCACAAATCGTTTTAGGTTTTGGGTTATTTGATTGCTTGTAATAAAACCAAAACCCAGCTTCTTCCTTGGCATCTCGCCAAGCCATAAAAGGATGATTCAAAATCCATATTTGATAGGCCAAAATATTAACAGTTAGTTTCATTTCATCTCATCCTCACTATTGCGTTTCATTTGGTTGTTATTCGCTTTAAGCGCCATTCCTGCCAGCGTTTAATCATCTTGGCTCTGTTAGCCTTGGTTTTGGCTGGTGACGACGCCTTGCCACCTTTGCGCCCGATTATTGATAGGTAGGATTTGATTTCAGGCGTCATATGATGTGATTGACCATTTCTTTGTGTTTGAGGCAATCCATGTATTCTTTGATTGTCTTTGGCTTAAAACACGGTTCGGCGGGTATTGGGTCATTTATACTTCCCCATACCACGCGCTTATACACTGTGTCAATCTTAAATCTCAAGTGGCAAATAGGTCTGCCCCCAATCTCTGAAAGAGCCTTGCAGTCGCCGCAAGTTTTAGGATTTTTAAGATTCATAATTCAGCCGGGATACATTTCCGCCATCTTCGCGCAACCATCGCAATATCCCTTATATTCCATTGGCGTCATATGCATCACAATCTCGCCACTATCCTTGCCAGCCAGAACGGTAGCAATCACAACGCGCTTGGACGCACCGGATTCGTCGCTGTGCTCGATGTCATATTTTGAGGGTTCGGGTTGCTTCACGGTTTCAACAGTACTGGCCTGAATTTCAACACCGTAGCCAATGTCGGCCGGAACAACCATCAGCTTGGCATTGTCGCCAACGCGAGATAACCGGCAAAGATTGCCCGTGCCGCCATACCAGCCAAGAAACTTGAAGGTTTCGCCTGCCTTGAATTGAAGGCCCGACATGGGCGAGCAATCACGATTGAGGATTACGACTTCGTTCCGTTTGAGTGTTTCAATGTTTTTCATATGCTATTAAATTACACAAAGCCGCTTAGTATTGCAACAAAAATCTTTAACATATTTCATAAAGCATTGATATTGAATGGAATTTAATACTTATTCGCGCCCCCAAAATGGTCTTGTCTGGCAGCATCCATAAACATATTCATGTGACAATGCGGGCAGAATTCTCCCAGTGGCAATCCGTGACCGCAAACTGGCTCAGTCTTCGGCTTGGAATGTATAGTATGCGATTTCGTGGCCGTCCGATTGGACTGTGCCTTGTTTGTGTGTTCCGTTTTCATAAAATGCAGTTGCAAACCAATCCCACCACTGACCTTTGATATGGTCTGATTTTGATTCTAGTTCAATTTTAATGATTTTCATAAACTAATTTGCCGGACATAGACAGGATTGGGTACCAAGAAGCCAATCTAGTCAAACTGTACCACTACCAACAGTTTCCAAGGTGCGGAACATGGGCTGGCACAGGCCCATTTTTGTTAACCTTTGACCAGAATCTCTCCTCAATCTGTTGTTGGGTACTCATAGGATTATGGTGTTAAATACAACACTGCTCCCATTAAGCCAAAACCAATCACATAAAAACAGATAGCCGTTAATATGGCTCCCTTTTGTTTGGCTTTAGTTGATTCACAATGATTATACATTCCAAATAAGGAAATGCATGCAAGTGTTAAAAGATACCATCTCATCTCATTCCTTTCTTTTTAACTGGTCGTTTGGCTCCGCAGATTGGGCAGAGTTTCCATGAGTCAGGGATAAATACGCATTCAACGCCCAATATAGTTCTTGCACTGAAAGTATTTAGAGATTTACACCACCATAAATGTTTACACCATTTCTTCATCATTCACCTTTCTCAAAGAGTTGTTGTTTCTCCTCCCGTTCTTTCTTCAACCGTTTCAAATACTCATCATGCGCCATTGAACCATAGACCGTGCGATTTCCATCAGTATCGGTTTCAATCCATGAGTTGTCGGGGAATGTTTCTTTCATAGTTCAATTCGCTGAGTTATTTTGTTTCTCAAAAATCCAAAGACCATTATATCCAGAATCCCGCTCTCCAAAACAACGACAATCCTCTGTCCTAATTTTGTGAACTTTATAGCCATCCAAATTGCATAGAAATGTACCGCTCACTTCTGCGATTCCCCCAAATGCAAACACAAGATTTGCGCCGGTTTTAATTATGCGTTTGCGCCATGCGCTCCAAGACGATAATGGCGAAACAGCTAAAGCATTTCCGATTTGGGTTGGCACCATAAATCCGCCCCTGAAAATGAAATGCAAGACAACAATATCATGCTTTGATTTCATCGACAAAAAGTCTTGTCCGCGCTGAATGTCCAGAAACTTCCCCTTGCTCGGCCATTCTTTTCCATTTGAATCGCACCACTCGATGCATTCAATGATTCTGTTAAAATCATCCTGCGATTCTGTGTGACCAACATGGCAGACAGTTTTCATATTCAGCTCGTGGTTGGGGGTTGGTCATCTTTTAATGCGTTGTGAAATTCTTCGTCATCCTCTGCGCTTGCCCGCGCTTGCGCAGCATCCCATTCGCGCTGCCTTTGCAGGTGAAAAAACTGCTCGCTTGGCTTGGTTACAAGGTCACCATAAATGCTACTATTAGGAGGGTTTTGAACCAGCGTAAATCCACATTTAAGCAAGTCTGTCATAGTGTATTCACTTCCAATCATCATCTTCCGGCCATCACTAAGGACGGGGACAGTCCAGCATTCAAGAATGTCCATTTTCACCTTTGGGCCTTTGACAACGTTAAATTCGCCGCACACAACAAGCCCGGTCTTTTCAATCGTCTCTGTGATTTTATCGCGCAGGCTCATTGCAATTCAGGTTCAAGGTTTTCTTCTGCGATTTCCTGCCCTTCGGCGATGTGGTTGGTTTCATATTCAAAAGTCCAGTTTTCGTTATTGTTTTCAGACGTGTTCGTTTTCATGCCCACATTCAACCAGTTCGCCTGCTTGCTTGCAACAACAAAATGAATAAATCTTCAATGGAGTTCATGCAATCGCCATGCCAATCCATGTAAAAATCTTTGCTTCATTTTCACGCTGTCCACATAATGGAAAATAATTAACGATAAAATCAGCCCCTATTATTTTCAGGCAATATGACCATAGCGGACGATTTTAAGTTAACGATATTCATTTGTGTTTTTTCAGATTTTAAAAAGCATCAAAATGGTTTATATCGAGCCTGCCTTGCAAGCATGGATTAAGCCAAACAGACACAAAGCCTGTAAATAATTGAGCGTTATTTTCCTTGCAAGTAAATGAGTGTTCAGCGATGCTCTAGCAAGTTCGGGCAATCACGCTTGAGCCAAACAAAATACAACAACATGAACTGCAAATTGCCATCCGTACAAATCTCCGGCCTCGCACTGTCGGATTTGTTCTTTAATTCCAAAGTCGAAAATTACGCCGCCTGCATGGCTGGCGATGGAGTGGGACAAGTGTTGGCATTAACCAAAGACGCGCAGGAGTTCATTGATGACCTTGGAATTGAAGACCAGAACATTGATGCCGCGATGCTTGCCACCGATTTCTTTAATCGTCTCTAACACTTTTGGCGCGGTGACGTGGCCGGAGTCGAGGCGTGATAACACGCGGGCCGTTGTAGGCCAGACATAGACTCATCGGCTTGGAAATCGCCTAACACAACATTAACCATGCTCGCCAATCCTGAAACCAGAAGCCCGCGCCGTTCGCGGGTGCAAGCTATAAACCCGCAAGGGCATAAATGCGCTGGCGTTCGTTTTGGCAGGTTTGATTTAGCTACTGGCGCTTCCCCAAAGCCTCTGTTGTGCGCCACTTTTTAATTTATGACAACCCGCGAACGTATAGAAAAACAAATCCGCATTGATTTCGCCAGAAGCGGCGGAATTGAACGGGCAAAAAACATGACCAAGGCGGCAAAGAAAGCCCATGCCATCAAGATGAATGAAGCGAGGTGGGATAAATCGGCCAAGGCAAAATCCTGATTTACAAGGTTTAAAAACAAAGTGAAAATAATTGAAGAAAATCCTTGCAAGCATGAAAAGTCTTTGCTAACTTGATTGCAGTTCGGAACAAATCCGATACGACAAAACGAAACAATAAAATAAAAAGCAATCATTATGAAATTTAAAACATCTAAACAAGCGATATGCAGCCTTGAGCAAAAAGGTTGGGTTGTTTGCAGTAAAACACTTGGTCAATTCAGGATGGAGCATTCATTGCTCAAAAACCACTACAAGGTTATTCGCAGAATTGGCAACGCTTGGGAAGCTGTTTCGTTCTCGAAAATTTCAACCAAAGCTTTGGCAGTTGCGTGATTGCTCTGCCCTGCCGCCAAAGTAACTACAGCGGCAGAACAATTTAATACAACTATTTGAATGATATGAACACAACCCCAACCGATGCCGCCACGAGCTTCTTTCTGTCGCATTTTAAGCGCGGTAGGGATTGCTGGTTTTGGACTGGAAAAAAGGACGATGATGGCTACGGCTATTTTTCTGTAGCTGGAAATTTCCATCGGGCGCACAGGTTTTCATATCGGCATTTTACGGGAGAAATTCCAGCAGATAAGCCTTGGGTTTTGCACTCATGCGATAATCCTTCATGTGTGAATCCAAGGCATTTGTGGGTTGGTGATAACGCCGCAAATACAGCCGACAGAACCGCAAAAGGAAGGTCAGCCAAGGGTGAGAAAAACGGATGGTCAACCCTTAAAGCAGGTCAGGTGGCAGAAATAAGGCGCATGATTTCCGCTGGAATATCGCAGCGTCAAATAGCCAAAGAGTTTTCAATTAACCAATCAACCGTCTGTAAAATAAACCGCAACCAAAGGTGGAAAATATGAGTAATCAAATTAAAAACGCCACGCCGAGGCCGTGGGGCGTGATGTATGGCAAAACTTTGATGCATATTGAAACCGCCAATTTAGGTGATGGAACACCTTGCGGAATGCCGGTCTGTTCAATTCCAAAGAAGCGTGAAGCGGATGCGGATTTAATTTGTCGCGCCGTCAACCTGCTGGCCGCGCATGAGGCGGTGGCGGAAGCGGCTAAGGCTTTTGAAAAATACTACTTTGATGACCTTGCGAAATCCAATCCCGGCTTTTTGTCAAAGCTAACACTGCAAGATTACAAGGCTATGATGGATGCTAGTATTGGGCTGCCAAAAGCCCTCGACCAACTCGCCAAGCTCAAGGAGTCGCTATGATTTATCCATGCAAATGCAAAGCATACAATGGTGGGCAATGTTACAACTGCCTAAATGGCGCACATCATATCTGTGAAGCTCGCGGAGGATGCAAAACCAAAACCCGTGGCATTGGATTAAAAATCGTTTTCGGAAAAGGAAAAGCCAAGCTCAAGGAGGAGTTGAAGTGAAAACTAAAATCTGCCAACTTTGTGAAGTGGTTCCAACAAAACACAATCGGCTTGCATACATTGTTTGTTATTCAGCCAGCGGGGCAGGATATGAGCCAGCCAACATTTGTAAATCCTGCCGCGATAAGTATAAATTTATAGGCAGAGAAGGAATCACTTGCGACATTGAAAAGATTCGCGCCATCAAATCAAGGCAGTCAGCCGCATAACCAAGAAGAAATAATTTAACCAAGAAAGAACAAATCAAATGTGCCAATATAAATCTGCAATCGTCCTGCGTGACCTCAAAGAAAAAGGTGGTTTCAAGCTGCTAATGTCCCCTTGGACAGAATCACATTCAGAGCTTGAAATCATGTTCAAACTGCGTGATGGCTCGCGGCTGAATTGGGCCAAGGTAGAGTATTCACCGGATGAAATGAAAAATGCTCATCTGATTGAAAAATATAGGCTAATCATTGATGAAGAACGGACGCCAGATTGGTTTGATGATGAGATGAAAGAAAAAGTTCAGTCCAAGATGGAGTCTTATGTCAAATCAATCATTGTGACTGGCGATGTGCAGCTATTGATTGGGGGACAATTCATCATTGCGCCGAGGGCGAAAGTGGAATGCGCCAAAGCAATGGTGATAAATGTTATTTGTGGCGGCACGGTGTCAGAGATTTGTGGCGGCACGGTGTCAGCGATTTGGGGCGGCACGGTGTCAGCGATTCGGGGCGGCACGGTGTCAGCGATTTGTGGCGGCACGGTGTCAGAGATTTGGGGCGGCACGGTGTCAGAGATTTGTGGCGGCACGGTGTCAGCGATTCGGGGCGGCACGGTGTCAGAGATTTGTGGCGGCACGGTGTCAGCGATTCGGGGCGGCACGGTGTCAGCGATTCGGAAACATTTTGACGGCATCATCGGAAAAATCTCAAGTGCGGCTAAAATCCTGTCCGATGACAGAAAGAAATAATATGAACGAACCATCACAACTCGACTTTGAGATTAACCTGAATCTGTCATTGCTTGAATCAGCGAAACAGTTGCAAGACTATGACCGCGCATCTACAATCTGCCTGACCTTGGCTAATTGTTATCGCATCAAAGAGCTTGACCGGATTCAGCACTTGAAAGAACAACAGAAGGAAATCCTATGAGATTTGAAGCTATTGAAATTGAGGGCGATGTTTATTTACTAGACCATTCATCGGATCAAGCCGCTCCATTTGGCTCAATGGATTGTGCTTTAGCCACTCAACAGGCTTGCGATGCTAAGTCTGAACCATACGCTACAAGATTCTTTGAATCACTTGCAGGACGCAGACCATTCACCCGCGAAATCAAACTGACTGAATTATAACACTATGAACGAAAATAAATACTGCGTTAACTGCAAATGGTTTTTTGGAGAAGGCGAACAAGCTCTTTGCTCGCACCCCAAGTTGCTTTCGCTTGTGACTGGAAGGCCTAAAGTTCACTGCTCAACAGAACGTGGGGGCGACAATGTGACAGTTTATCCATGCGGCAAGTCTGGAAGCCTTTACGAACAAGCACAAACCACACCCTAAACACAAGAGAATAAATTTATGAAAGCTGAATTAGTAACCAAAGAAGAACCCAAAACATCCAAGCCGGTCACATTTCAAGTGACTTGTGAGAATCAGGAAGAACTGGATTTTTGGGCAACGATTTTCAATCATAGTTATATTGAAAGGGCGGCGAAGGAATTTGGCGTAAAACCAAAAACTTTGGGCGGATATTATGTACCACCAAATGACTTTCTGATTAATGCGGCGGCTACTGCAAATATAGCCAAGCTTTCTGACTTGCTCAATCTATGCAAATAACCCCCGCCTGATTTAAGAGATTTTATGAATGAAATACAAACAACTGGTCACGGAAAATTAGACGCGCCATTAAGCGTTGGAGACTTGCTTGGACAAGTAAACTTGATTCAAGAAGTGATGCGAGCCGTGATGAAAGATGGTGAGCATTTTGGCAAAATACCCGGCTGCGGCGACAAACCGGCATTGCTTCAACCGGGAGCACAAAAGCTGCTCGTTACATTCCGTCTTGCGCCAGAATATGCCATCACTGAAAAGATGCTGGAAAAGGGACACCGTGAATATCAAATCCTTTGCACACTTAAAACCATTGGGAGCGGTTCTTTCGTTGGTCAGGGTGCTGGCAGTGCAAGCACAATGGAGGGCAAGTGGCGTTACCGCGTTGCGCCAAAGACATTGACAAATCGCCCCGTTCCGTCTAGCTATTGGGATGTTCGCAAGTCAGACCCAGCCGCCGCACAAGTGATGCTTGGCGGTAAAGGATTTTCAACCAAAAAGAACGATGCGGGCCAATGGATGATTGCCGAAGGCTCAAGCGAAAAGGTTGAACATGATAATCCTGCCGACTATTACAATACTGTCCTAAAAATGGGCTGTAAGAGGGCTTTGGTGGCGGCAACCCTGACAGCAACGGCAGCAAGCGACATATTCACACAGGACGTGGAAGAAATCGCGGAAAACATGCGGGCGGCACAAATTGAGGCTGAACCTCCCCCGCTGCGTCCTAGCCCTGTCCAGATGCCAGCAAAGCCCCTTGTGGCAACTGACAAGCATCGTGCCAAGATGATTCAACGCCTATTGAAATCATTTGAAGCTCCCGCGATTCAGGAATTTGCGGTTAAAGCGAGCATCATCCTTTCAACTGAAAACGCTGAAACTGATTGGCCTTTATCCAAGGTGCCGACAACCGCCGATGAAATGGCTGACCTTGAACGCAAAGTTAAGGCGTTCTGTGATGGAGAAAGCGTGAACCAATAAATCTATGCAAAAAGAATACATTAACGGTCTGTTAATCAAGAAGTTTGAGTTTCCAAATGGTGGAACCAAACTATCGGTATCAATGAGCCACGATGCAATCAAAGCCCTGCAAGATGCTTTTGTGAAACATGGCAAAGATGGATGGTTGCGATTGGACATCACTGAGATGCGGCAACCCATGATGAGCAAACGCGATGCAACCAAGGTTGTGGCGACTCACAGCATGAGCGTGGATTTGTGGGAGCCTAAGGAAAAGTATCAACAACAGGCAGGGGGTGGGAGCGTTAAGCATTCCGCGCCACCGGAGCCAGAGGATGATATAATACCTTTTAAGAAGCCGGACGCGATACCGGCTCAACAACACGAAAACAATTACGATTTTACACCATGACCCGCACACAAAAACAACTTCAAGAATGTTTAGACGACATTCGGTTTAGTGAAATGTTCAGAGATAGTGATGCTCCCGCTTGTGGCGGCGCAACAATTGAAGCTGTCGGAACACTAGGCGAGAAGCACACCAAGATGCTAATCAAGCTTCACGAATTAAAGGGCTATCTTGAGGACAAGATTAAGCGTGAGAGACAAGAAGAAATCAGATGCTTTGAGCAGTTTGAACAAATGGAAAGCGGAAGGATTAAGCCGAACAATGAACCGCGCTGGATGCAGCCAATGGGATATGAAGCCCATTATGATGGCCGCAAACTAATCAAACAATAACCAAAAACAGAAGGATGAATTATGAAAATAGGCGATAAAGTGGTTTGCGTGGATGATGGCCCGTGCCGAACTTGCAAAAATCCGATTGGGCTTATCAAAAACCAAGTATACGTTGTGAGAGGCTCATTTAAATGGACAAATGGCGTAATTTATTTGCAACTATTGGGATTCATATCCAAATGCGCCGAAAACCATGAGTGGATTGGTGATACGGCAAACAGAAACCGCTTCCGACTCCTAGACGAAATGAAACAAGAAGCCGCTAATTCACAACAACAACTAACCACCAGCAAACATTAAAATAAAAGTATGTTAAAAGAAGAAGCGAAAGATTTTCTGCCAATTATTCAAGCATGGGCAGATGGAAAAACGATTCAACTCCAAGAATCTAATTGCGTTTGGGTTGATGCCAACTGTTTGGATTTTTCCAGACCATTATGCAGATACCGTATTAAACCAGAGAAAAAACTTAGGGCGTGGAAAACCTCAAAAGAAGTTCCGATTGGTGCGGCATTTAAGCATAAAGGCATCGAGGATTGGGTTAGGTATCCAGTGTTAGTGACAAACGAAGGGATATTTTTTGTGCATCCCTCTACCAATACCGATTCGCCTCACCGATTCACTGAGATTGAAAGAGAATATCTTTATACGTTGGACGGCGGCAAAACATGGTCAAATTGTGGCGTTGAAGAATAATATGAGCCAGCGCATGAGCCAACTTGATGTTGACCGACAGAACGCCAAGGTTTTTAACGCGAGTATGAAAGAGGATAAGCCGGAGTCGCCTTGGATTGGTAAAGAGAGCGAGCTTCATTCGCAGATTGAGGATTATCTGAAAATGAATCGCTTCTATTATATCCATAGTCGCACGGACAAGCGTTCTACCAATAACATTGGCACTCCAGATTTTGTGATTTGTGGCCCCAATGGGTCTACATGGTTTGTTGAAGTGAAGCGAAAAAACGGAAAGCTGTCAAAGGAACAAACCGTTGTTCGCCACATCCTGCTCGCATTGGGACATAAATACGCCGTAATTCACTCCATGACCGAAATGATTTATTTTATAAACCAACAATAACCATAACCCCTGAAACAAGGAAATAGAGTATGAAAACTAAATTTAAGCCATCAACTGCAACCAATGCACAGATATGCAGAATCTCGCGTGATAATTTCACGATTGGAGATTGCACCATAATGACGGATGGATTTAATACATTAATTCGTTTGCAAAAAATGGGCGAAATGCCTACGCAGGAAATCGATCTGCCACGCCCAATTTTCAACCGCTTAATCGCTTGGTATCAAAAAGAACAAGTTGCTGTCAGGAAATAACCACCCCATTAAAAATAACCAGACGGAGAATTTTATATGAATCCACACAATGATGCATCTTTAAGGGCGGCGCATAGTCGAGTTAAGCCATACAAGATAACCCGCATATTGAATCTTGGCGGCGAAAGACTTGTTATCTATCCAATCGCTACAGAAATGGATGGAGATAAAGTAACGACAACTTATGCCCGCAAAGAGTGCCCCCCCAAGACAAAATCAAAACATTCAGAAAGTTCTGCCAAGGCGAAGCGAATATTAGCCGCATTGCAAGGCTCGCTTGTTCCAGTTGCAATGCCTGAACTGTCTCGCATTGGTAGCGGCAAGCCTAATGGCTGGTGCGCTTCATTCTCGCGTGAGATTAGCAGGCTTCGAGCACAAGGTCATAACATCGTAAAAGTAAAAGACGTTTCCAACGGCAAAACCAGACACACAGAATATCAGCTTAATCCACCATCTATTGAATAATGAAAATCACAACTAAATCTCTAAAAGAAGCCTTAACCCGTCTGCGTGGAATCAGTTCGGGTAGGACGACAATGCCAATCCTTCATTGCATAAAACTTGAAAGCGATGGGGTTAATCTTTCAATCACTGCAAGCGACTTGGATTCATGGCAAGTTGAGCGGGTTGAATCAGACGAAAAACTTGAGCCAATTTGCGTTAACCTTAAACACTTTGAATCAGCCATTGGCGGTGAACATGCGACCATCGTAAAGGATGGAAATCATATCATCATCAAGCATGGCAAATCGGTGATGAAATTGGTTACGATGAATGCGGAGGAATTTCCAAAGTTTCCAGACGCTAAATACAGCGTTCAAGGTGTCAATGTTTCAAGTCTGGCGGCGGCTATCAATGCTGTTAAATTCGCTCCTGATTCCAAGCACGAGAATATCACGCGAGCAGCAATACATTTTGTATCTAAGGCGAAAGAGCTTTATGTTGAGGGAACAAATGGACGTTGCGCTGGTGCTTATTGCGAAGCCATCATCGGCCCTGATTTCGAGTGTGCCATACCCATTTCAATGGCTTGTGATATTGCGAGCCATCTTGAGCGGAAAGATGCTGAATTTCATCTAAGCGAGCGGACTGCCAAGGTTACCCATGCTGATGGTGAATATATTTGCAAGCTCCTAGATTGCCCATATCCGAACACAGCGGGCTTCTTGAGGACAGAACGCCATCCCCTTGGTGAAACTGCCTTAAAGCCTATTATAGAGACGCTAGAGGCATGTCTAGCGGTTGCCAATGGAGATATATCGGCTAATGCCCAAATGGTGTTCTCCAAAACTGGTTTGTGGCTTGGCTACACTTCTGCCGAGACACAGATTGAAAACGAGTTTGAGGGCAAGTTTAAAGACCTAAAACTTGGCATTCATTGTCAAAATCTGTCCCGCTGTCTCAAAGCCATCAAAGAGGAAAAGGCTAAATTCTCTTACTCTGACAATGCACTCTTCATTGAATCAGGTAATTTGCTGGTTTGTTCGGCTAAAATGATTGCGAAATAGCTATTGACTTTAGGTGGAATATGTATTTAATTGACCATGTTCGCAGCAGGTGTGAAAGCCTAGCTAATGAAATAGCGGTAGTGAGCACAATATTTACTTTCCGCTCGGGACGATGCCCGATTCCGGCGCATCGGGCTTCATTTCAAAGCTCTTTCACCCCGAGCGGGATACTTTCCGCCGTGATTCGCCCCAGTGGCGAGCGGTCGCAAACCCCAGTGAACCGCGCAGAGACTATCAATAATGCTTTGAACCTCTCTGAATCAATGACAGGTGGCAAACCGGCCTGTTTAAAGAGTGTCCATCAGCGGACACAAACTGCAATCCATGCCTGCGTTATGGCGATGTTTTCCGATTGGTTAAGGTTGAACAGTAGGATTGTTAAAAACGCATACGCTCGTCTCAAAGAAATGACAAGACAATGCACAGTGAACTCTTAACGGGTTTACTGTGTCCACACCACTGAACTCAAGAAATTACTCAACAAATGTTACCGGCAGAACAAGAAGGCAAAGCATTGATTGATAAATACAATTCAATCTGTCATGGAGTTGCCAAATACGAGGTTTACAAGCGGGCAGTTTGGGAATTTCTTAGAATCTTTTCAGAATCAGATTTTGAACTGGTTTTGAAATGGTTGATAAAAGAAAACGCAAGGAACGATTTTAAGCGCAGTCTTGAGCTTAGAAAGCTCCTTTCAGATAGTGAAAGATTCAACGATTTATTGTCCCTAGCCACAGAAGCGCAAACGCGCATTAAGAATAAGACCAGAACACCCAAAGAGCAGACATTGTTTGAATCCCGTAGAGCAGATGAACCGCAACCAGTTAAACCACCAGTAAAAGTATCGGCTGAATTTTTAGCCGATTCGATACGAAACCTGAAACAACTACAATGAAAACCGGCCGTCCAGAACTGGAATCATCCAAGATTAAGAACTGGATTATTGAGAAGCGCAACCGGAATCAGGAATTGAGACTGCTTAATCCGGCAACAGGATTTGCCATAGACAAAGAGATTAAATGGAATTCAAAGCTGATAAGGCAGGCCGAAGAAATGTTAATACCAAAAACCAAACAACTGAACAAAAAGGATTGATGATGAAAAGCCAAACTCCAAGGACGGACAAGATGACCAAAGAATTAAGGGGGTGGGATGAATATGCCCGCGCCAGAAACTTTGCATATCTGTGCCGCAAGCTAGAGGTTGAATTGCGAGAGCTTGGAAAGTGCTTGAGTTATCAAAATGAGCGGTGGGGGCTTTACGGAAACGAAAGCCAAGCAGCCCTGCGGAAATTCAATAAAAACAATAAATAAAAACCAAAGCAAATGGAAGTTATGAAATACATGCGAGAAACAAACGACATGATTAGGTGGCACTTTGAGGAAGGAAAGATATTCCACGGGATGCTGCTATCAATGGCCTATCCGCTTTGCATGCTCGTTATATACCTGATTTTTAGAGGAGAAAAACAACCATGAAACCCGAACTATTATCAACGAAATGCCCGCGTGATGGCAAAAACCACTTCTTTGAAGTCGGAGTTTGCCGCTGTGGGATGACCAAAATTGAACACATTCGACTTGTGAAGAACGCTCGCAAAGTTAACGACGCTATCAGGTCTAAAGAAAGGGGTGCGAGATGAAAGAGGCGCTAAAGTTTTGGTGCTTCCTTTTCCTTGGAATGGCAATAGGAATGATTTTGTTGGCAGTTATGTGTCCGCTAACATACTGGTTAATGAAACATGTTGAGAAATTTCTAAGAATATGAAACCCCTAATTCTAATCGGATGTTTGGTTTGTTTGTGTGCCGAATCACAATCTTTTGATTATGGCTTTATGGTTGGCGGTGGGTTTCCAAATAAACAAGCTGTCTTTAATGGCAATGAATTTAACCACCTTTATCAGGGGGATTATATACTACACTCACCACTTGACTCCAAGGGAGGGGCTGGCGCATGATTAAGGCAAATGAAGCGGCAATCAAATTTGACGAATGGGCTTCATGCTTCGATGGGGGGATTTTTGCGATGCTAAAGCTATACGCAGACGAATCTGGAACGCACGATGGAGCGGAGGTAACCATTTTGGGGGGCGTAATGGAATCTGCCGATTATTGGAGAGAGTTTTGCCGCGAATGGAGTGGTGTATTAAATAATTATGATGCTCCATTCAACAAGCCTCCCCACGAAAAAGTCCGCTATTTCCATTTTAGAGAATTTCGCCCAGCTGCAAACACTAAGCCTGGCGATTCGTATTATGATTGGTCACCAGTCAAAAGACGCAATTTTCTTTATAGTCTAGCCATGGTGCTTGGGCATTCCGCTGTTCCAGTGGGTGGAGCTTATGCTACCGCACGCAACGCAAAACTAGGCATTCCTAAAGACCCATTTGAGGAAACCATACGAAGTTTTTACGGAAGTGTGACGGCCATGCTGGATTTATATTGGCCAAAAGAAAGAGTTCATATTGTTTTTGACGAAGACAAAACCAAAAAACCAAAAAAGGGGTGGCTAGCACTTATTCACCACATCCATCAAGAATACAAAGATAAGGATTGGCGATTTGCAACTCTTGCTTTTGATGATGATAAAACATGCTTGCCATTGCAGGGGGCGGATTTCACTTCGATGTATTTCAGAAATACCGTTCAGCAATACGTTGCCCTTGAGGGGCAATCTGCGGGTGAGGCGCAGATAATCGAATTTATTATAAATAAAAACCAAGACCCAAGGTTTCGTCGACCCGATAAGAAAAAATTCAAGGCAATGATAGATGACATGCGCGATGACGAGTCAAAAAAGACAGCCTTATGGAGAAGCCAAGGCTTAAAGCGAACCTATTTCCCTATAAAGGATTTCGATTTTAAAAATTATGCCCAAAACCAAAAACGATAATTCGGAGTTTGAAAACTTCCGCCAATTTGCACAGAAATTGATTTCAGTGCCGAAGTCTGAAATTGATCGGCGCGAGACTGAATATAAAAAGTCCCGCGCCAAACAAAAGAGCCGCAAATCATGACTTACGCCGCTTGCCACGTCCCTGCCGTTTCGCTACCGCCGAGACCATCCTTGCCCGTGAGTGTGGCGTACTGGAGCCGCTTGCCGATGATACCAATGATGCCCATGAGAAACCGCCCTGAATCAGTGTTCTCTCGTTCATTGAAACGGAATGCTTGTTCGTCCAGATAACGAAACAAATGAAAAGGTTCAACGCTGATATATGTCCCGCGAATGCCGCGTTTGAGAAGACTCCAAAAGTTTTCCAAGCCGTTCGTATGGCATTTGCCGCGAACGTAGGAGCGGGCATGGTCAATCGCTTCGTGGACATAATCCTTGTTCAATCCGTTGTAAGAGCGGAGCGTGTCGGTATAGACCTGCGAACCCGCTTCCACGTTCTGGCGAATCTCGCCTTGAACGTCATGGCGTTTGGTGGTGCGAAGGTGTTTCAATTTAACTTTGCCACCGCGTTCAAGCAGGCCCATGACAATCTCTTTACCCGTCCAGCCCGTGCCGCGTCCATGCTTGTTGCGTTGCGCGGTGTTCATCCGACGAACCTTGCCGCCGATGTAGGTTTCATCCGCTTCCACTTCGCCCGAAAGTTTGTCCATGCTGTTGTTTTGCATGGCAAGGCGGATGCGATGCAGCATGAACCAAGCGGTCTTTTGGGTGACCCCCAAAGCGCGGGCAACTTCGCAGGAGCTAATGCCGTTCTTGGCATTCACAATCATCCAGAACGCGGGGAGCCATTTGTCCAAGCCAAGGGGGCTGTCCTCGAAAATGGTGCCAACCTTGACCGAAAATTGCTTTTTGCAATCGCGGCACTTCCAGAGGCGGCGGGTGGCGAGGAAAGCGGCATTGGTGGACTTGCAGCAGGGGCAGACCGCCTTGCCATCCTGCCAGCGGATGGAGGCCACAAAATTCAAAGCCGCGTCAGGGTTGGCAAAGTATTTGATTGCCGCCGTCAGCGTTGCGGGAAACTCGTTCGTCGTCTCATTCATACGCAAGAAACTACCCCAAAACGTCTGGTGAGTCAAGTATATAATCCCCTTTATCAGCTAACAAACTGGAGCCTTTCAACTAATGTTAATACATTTAATGGCTCTACAACCACAACCGAAAGGCTTTTGCCAAACCCGAACAATCCACCAGTTCAGCGCGGTCAGGTCTGGTGTGCCGCTGAAACGACTTATGTGTTTGGCCAAAGAATTTTCAGGGATTGCGGAATTACAAATGAAGAATTTAGAATACCACCATCTTATTGGACAAATTATTGGTGGGTAGCCAGCGGGCATTCAGAGATTTTCAGGGTGGATAGCACAGATTCTCATTATGTTAATTGCACAATTAGGATTTGGTCGGATAGCTCAACGGCTTACATAGAAGGCAAATCCACAATGTTAAAAGACTATATCCAAACAAATTGCACATTGGTAAAACCATAAAATCAAATGACCTCAAAACAATACGCGCCAGTTGTGCTGTTGGCTGTGCTGTTGCATTATACTTCATTGCTTATACACGAAAGCAAATGGTTTGTGCCTATGCTATGGTCAGGAATCATGTTCGGATTTGTCATTCTTGGGGGAATGGCGAGAAAGGATTGATATGGACATCAGAACCGCAACTTTTGTGATGCAAGTTTTTACACTGATTCTGCTAACCATGGTTGTTTTGCTTATTCGCATACATCATTGATTAAAATTCCCCTTGCAATTTTAAATGAGAATTGATATGGTTTTTATACGGGCATCGAGCGTTATAGGAAGCACGTGAACAAGTCGCACTTGTGCATCTAAAATCAAAGGGCTGTCGAAAGCTGGGATTTAAAGATGTTCGCAGGTTTAAAGCCTGCCTGCCCGACCAATTTTAGCAAAAAAGTTTTAATGGCTCTGTGAATCGGTAACAATCCGATTGAAAAACAAGTTGTGACCTTTTGGCCCAACCTCTGTATCAAGTGAAATTCTTGACTAGAGCCAGCCAATTTAATGCCAGATGAGTTGAATCGACACCGTTTGATAACAGATAAGCTTAAACCTCGCGAGTTTAAACCACTGTTAGAGGCTACATGAGCCACGGAGGACTTTCTTAAATGAAAGGTTTGGCACCACTTTTTAACCACAACCCTAAAATGATGGAGTTATGAATGAATGTTGAATGGCAACCGATTGAAACTGCACCAAAAACAGGGCGGGCAATTCTATTTGAAAGTCCAAGTGTTTTTACAGGAACGCTTGTTGAAAATGAAACTAATGGTGGAGAAACTTGGATGGCTGACGATGGAGTTTATGTTGAGCCAACCCATTGGATGCCATTACCCGAACCACCAAAATAACCCCAAACATTTATGAGCAAGACACTAAAGTTGGATGAGGTTTTGAAACAGATTTCTAATCTTCAATGGAGGATTGGAACATTCCAGAGTTTTGATAAATCAATTCCTATTCACGCCAGCGATTTTCCAAACATTGTCGCGGTTGATAATGACGATATGCTGGAAGGAATGGGCGAGATTAACGCCGCATACCTCTGCCACGCCGCAAATCAATTTCCAGAATTGGTTAGGGCAGTTTCACATTTGCTGCATTGCGATTGCCAATCCAATTACATAAAGGTTCCATGTGAAGAATGCGAAGAGGCAAAAGAAGCACTCCAATCCGCCACACAAATAACCATTGAGTGATTATGAACGGTAAAAACATACCAGAGGATTGCAAATTAGTTGCCTGCTGGAGCGGCGACGGTTGGGTTTTAGAAGTTTGCGACACAGCGGGAGACTGCATTGCATTATTGAAATGGCCGGAGTGTTTTGGGAAAAAGCAATGTGAATATCAGCTTGAGCAAAAGGGTTTTGAAATAGCTTAAAAAAGATTGAGCGGCAGTCGCACAAAACATGGAAATGCAACTACCGCCCGTTTTTGGAAGCCTAACGCGAAGAATTGCGCTAGGAAATCTTTTTGGCTCGGTAAGCCATCACTATAGCTCTGCCCTGCCGCTTCCACACTTGTTCAAGTTTATCCTCTTTAATCAAAACCTTTGTTCGTTCAACAATCGCGCTACGGCTCTTTCCAGTCTTTTCCATTAGCTCGCGCAGAGTTTCGGCTGATTGGTCTAATTTACGTTCATCAATCAGTAAATCAGAAGCCAGAACAGATTTAGCTGAATCAATGATTTCGGACGCCTTAAAGTCTTGTGATTTCATATTGAGGGGGTTTAGCGGTTAATTCGTGAACCATGGGAAGCGAGCCATATTCTTTGTTGCGCCAATCTAGGACGATTATAGACGGTCTGGGGATTGAATCAGTTACAACCTTGTGACCGTGGCGAGTGAGCATTTGAAATGCGCCAGTGACACAGAATAGCCCCGCGCCATCGCTATAATGCCCGCCACAGTGCCGGTGTGCCCTTAGATAGACATCGGCTGGCCTATGTCCTGCCCGAACGCTTTGAAGCCTTGCATTACCCATTAGGATGGACATGGCAGACGCCTCTAGGTAAGCCCTGCTTGTGGTTGTCATGTGATGCGCCATATCCACCAGACAGCCGTTTATCTCAATTAGCCACTTGTCCCGCGCCTTGCCTGTCTCTGCCCCCAGCTTTCGCGCTAGGACGTGTTCCATTTCGAGGGTGTGACATTCAGTGCCAAGGGTAACAAATCGCTTAGAACAGGCTTTGGCGAGTGGCGCAAGACATTCTACGGCCATGTCTGTGTGTATGGCTATATCCGCGTCTATCAATTCGCGTTCATTGCGGTGATGGCTTCCCTCCGTGGCATCACCATTCATGGCCAAAACTGCGTTATCTGTCCCAACTATAGACAATGCTTTGGATGTCAATTCCTGCCAGACTGACCAGAGCCAAGCCTGATGGAGATTTTTACCATGCGTGATTATGTTGCCGCTGCCATTTTCAACCGATGGTGGGCATAGGCCGACTTTGCTGCCGCAATGAATGTCTGAAACGACCACCATCACGGAAGGGGTATTCATATCAAGTTTTTATATTTCCGTCTTCATTAAACGCCTTACTCCCAAACATCCTTAAGGCGCGATAAATGGTGTGTCGCATTATAAAACCTACGCCTTGGCTTTCCATAGCCTCTAGGATGAGGTTGTCGGCTTGCTCTTGTGTGTAGTTGGCCTTTAGCCATTGCTGGTCTGTTAAAACCTCAAGTTGACGCCTATACGCGGAGTCGTGCAAAACGCCAGACTTCCAATCACCGCCAACGGCGGGAATGATGTTCTGAACGCATCGCGGCACGGAAAGGCCGTCCGTTGTGCCCCCAATGGGGCAACGTAGCGCTTTTCCGTTGCGGGTGAGGTAAACTAGCTCTGTTAAAAGCTGGTCGTTTAAACCATCACCCGTGCGAACGTCAACCCATTCATTTTGAAAACCAAAGTTCACTTTGTGCCAATGTCTTCCGTGGCGGATTGTGTCAGCGGATTCAGATTGGCCTGAACGTGTGAGGTCAATGGCGCGGCGTAAATGTTAGTCGCCTTGCTAGTCGGATTGGAAATGTATTCAGAGCGAATCAATCCAATCTGCACAACCACGGCACCGGCACCGGCTACGGCTGGCGTTTGGGCATTGAAACCGAACACGGTTGTTTTCATCAGGACTTGTTTGTCTGCCAAGCATCCAGTCAGGAGCAAGCAGGACAATGGGATTAGAATCAGTTTTTTCATTTGTTTGTTATTTCGGTTGTTTGTTGCTGTGTGTCTGTCTTACGGAAAGTCTGTGTATCGCCATTAAAAAACGGCTGGTCACTTTGAATCTTCTTTCCGACATTGGTAAAGAAAGCCAGCATAGAGGATGCCCATGCCTTAGCGATAAGCGCAACCCTAATCCATTTTTGAGTGCCGTCCAACTCACTCCATTGTGTGTCTATCATAACAGAAACAAACGCCGTGGCGATGGAGTCTAGCGAATAAAGGATTACAAAGATAATTGCTATTTTGTATAGCAACACTTGAGCCTTGGTTTTATCTAGAAACTGATTCATAGGCCATGGCTTTGTTTGTAGTGTAGACATTCTGTTTGATTTGCAGCGTCAATTCAATCTTGGAAACGGATTGCTGTATTGCTTCAACCTTGTCAGGCAAGCTTGTCCAAGGGGCTAATGCGGCTTTGCAATACCCTATCGCAATGGGCATCGCAGAAACAACGGTCGCAAGACTTGCCAATATCGCACAAACAGCCGTTATCTTTGCCGCGCTCCATGTGCCATCTTTCCTTTTAAGTGTCATAAATTCAATTTGTATTAGCCCCCGTGTAAACGCTATGGCACCTGAAAAACATCATCTGATTTGTGCTATCCAGCGGGATTTTAAACTGCCATATCGGGGTGTTTGTGTAGAACTGCCAAGGGCCGTTAATGTTAGTTGAATAGTCCCAAACATTCCATGCGTTCGTATCGGGGTCTGTTACTATCTCAAACCGCGTGATTCGCGGTGGGGCATGGAATAAATGATTTGTCTGAATGAGTACGGGAGGCAACGGTGGCACCTGACCAAATGCCGCATGATAAAGCAGCACAATTGCCAGAGCCAAGAATAGCAGCAGCGTGAAATGAGATTCCTTTGGGTCTTTCATGGGTAGCCTCCGCCTACAATATACGAAAATAGGTATGGCGTGTTTGCTGCAAAAGCCGTTGCCGTGCTATAATAAGTTGCCTGAGTCGTTGTGGCAATCGTTTGCACGTCGCCTGCTTTGTATCCATTGACAATCAATGCCGCGTTGAAATTGGCTGGCAATATGACAACCGATGGCGGATTGGTGTAAGTACAACCAAACACAAGGTTGAATATATTGGTTGTCGTCACCGCCGCTCCGCCTGTGTAATTTATGTAAATGAATCCAGCATTTCTAGAATTGTTTGTGGTATAAGCTGTTAATCCTGTGCATGGAGTCAGGCCAATGTTGGTGGTTATGGTTGACGCCATGCAGGTTAGATTTGTGTTTATCGTTCCTCCAAATGCTCCCATTGCTGTAAAAATCTGTTGATATGTTATTCCAGTTAGGAAATTACTGCCCGATACAGCTTGTCCCGACATTGCGACAACCTGATTGCTCGTAAGCGTTACCGTGTTTCCGAATGTTCCAAACACTGAATTTGACGAAACCCCATAGTAACCATTGCTTGCCATGTCCTGAAAATTAGTCTGTCCAGAACACTTGAGCAGCAGCAATGCGAAAATGAAAACTAAAATCTTCATTGTTTCCAAATGACTGCATTTGTTACATATCCGCTTGCGCCGCTGCCCATTGTTGCGATAAAGCTAAATGTTGCATTTGGGGCAAGCGGAACGCTGAACGGTATGTAGTTTGCAATGGCTATACCGGAGCCTGATTGCATGGGCACGAAGTATGGCAAGCTATTGTTAGTGTATGCCAAAGTGATATTTGCGCTGCCGCCAACGGCAGACGATAGCATCACAGAACCTACCAACATCGTGCGCTGATTCGGCGCGGTGTAAACTGTGCCGGTAGAAAAATTATTCGTATTATTGGTTGAGGTTGACAGAATGGTGGCGGTATTCGTTGGGATAGCTGCCGTTGATTTAGCTAGGGCATTTACGTTTAGATTCGTGATGCCACCACCGTTAAAAGCAAACACACCGTGATTATCCCACGTCATATAATTCCCCAAGATGCCACCTGTTCCAGTCTCGGTTTCTTCATTTGCATTTGGTAGCTTGAGCAAAAACCTCCCCGTATCGTCCATGATGGAATATTGGAAATCGTCATTGCCATCCTGACCCACAATAAAACCTGCCCCGGTTGTTGAGGTGGTTGTGCTAGCGGATTGGTAGAATGTATTCACCGTGCTCCAAATTCCAAGACTTCCGCTTGGAATTTCTTTTGAATACGTGTTTGGCATATATCCCAAAGAATACCAATTGCATGCTTCGACTAGCGCATCATAGACCGAAACGTTGGGATTTGCTGTTCCTCCATAAAAAAAAGTGTTGCAATTAAGCGAATGCACATTTCGTATTGTCCAACCAAGGCCGGACTGACTCGCACCAATAGCGGCACCCACATGGTATTGAACATTTGTATTCCAAGTGTTTGTGAACGATGTTCCGTTAAGCATTGAAATAGAACCAAAATGGCAATCCTGAACTATACACCAATCAACGCCATCAGCGAAAATGCCATCGGCTAGGTCTTGAAAGAAGCAATTATAAAATGCGTCCTGATTGTTGCCCTGACCATTGGCATACACACCAATCAATCCACGAGGCGTCAAGGATTGAGAACCAACATAGGCAGGAGAGCTTACAAAGTTTGTTTGGTAAAGAATATTTGTACTCCCGAATTGGCAGCGGGAGATATTGAACGCGTTCGCATGAGTCGCAATCATTGCAGCGGGGCAATCAATATCACTAACCAAAGAGAGGTCGTGCAATTCAAAATAATTAAGCGCATCACCACTAGAGAGCGCAGGCGTGAAAAACATCAGAGCAGACGGGATAGCGTCATTAGTAGTTCCGATGCTTGCGCCATTATATTCAATGACCGTGGCACCCATGCCATTGCCTTGGAGCGTAAAATAATTCGTAGCATTGATGCATTTGGTAATGGGATAGAACGCGGGCTTGTTTGATGTGCCTATTGAGGCAAGTTGGATAGCCACACCGCCAGCAGGGTTACGAATAGCTTTGTTCGCAAACATGTTCAAGATTTCTTGAATACCAGCCGTTGTGCTGGACGGCCAATTTGTGTAACCAAATCCCGGCACAAAGGCCAGATTGTTGGTATAAAGCAAGAATGTTTGCGAATTCGTCAAAGAGCCTTGGACATAGGATGTAACTGCAACGTTGGTTAAGCCTGAACCATTGCCATAGAAATTTCCACCGTGAACGCTTGCCGCGCCAATATCGCCATTAGTTGTGGTAGTCCCTAAAACAACCCCGCCAATATATCCTCCAGCCGTTGCGGTGATTGTGGTATTATTTCCAACAGTTAAACCGCCGTTAAAAACCAAATTCGCAGATTGATTATTTGTGATGATTTTAACCGTGTCCAAATTCCCCATTGGCACAATTCCAGACAGAGACGATGCCCAAATATTCGTATCCCATTGCCCATTATGATTTGCGATGTAACCGAATCCACTGTTTGTCGGAACTGCGCTTGAGCCAATGACATTAACCCATGTCGAATTAAAGAACAGATTTGAGGTTGAATAAAGGTTAACCAGATTTGTCCGCAGAAAATATGTGGGGTTTTGGAATATAATATCTGAGCCATTTCCAAGGATGTTTGTCCAAGTGCCAACCGCGATTTGTATAAAGGTTCCGTTTGCGGGAATCACACCAGTGCTGTTAATCCCCACAACATTAGTGCTAGTAGTAAGCCAAGGAAAAACACCTAAAGTAATGTTGCTTTTAAGGGTCGGGTAAAAAGCAGTCCCATTTGTGATTAAAACAAAGTTTAAAAGGTTGTTGCTGATTGCAGACGAAATGTTGGTCATATTGACGCCTGACTGATTAAATAGATTCGTCATGTCTGTATGTGCAATGCTGTTTGTTAGGCGATATGCAGTAGTTATGGCGTTTGATGCCGCAATGACATTGTTGCTGTCGCCTAGTCCAATGGTGTATGAAAGATTGGTATTTCCGGTGCCAATCAAATACCCAAGATTCGTCACACCGGCCCCAACAGAATAAATCAGATTTGTAACATTAAGACCAACTGTGTTTGCATAGGATGAATTTATGTTCTGAACCATTCCGGTTACAAAACTGCCGCTGTTTGTATTGAACGGATTTAAAACAATATTGGTCAACGGGCTAATAAAAACACCGCCCAAACTGAAATTAGTTGCCCAAACATCACCATTAACGAACACAGTGTGTCCATTGGGGTTGTTGGTATTAAATGCGGCCCCTCCAATCTCGTTAACAAGGAATTGATTTGTTCCCGTTGAATTAAATGCTGGCGTATTCAATCCGTCCGTAGACCCGTTTAAATGCCCATTGAACACAAATGTTCCGTTGTGGTTTGCGCCCGCACTATCGCCACCAGCCCAGCTAGAAAATCCACCAGATGTATTGTTTTCGCCACCAGAAATGGTTGAAAATGCCCCGCTTGAAACATTGTTAGAGCCGCCCAATACGGTGGTAAATGGGCCGTTGGCAATAATGCTGTTACTTGTGCCGCCAGATATTACACCGAATGGCCCAAGCAGCTTATTTCCAGTGCCACCGGATATAACGGAATAATTGGGGGCAGTTCCCGCGCTTCCTATGAGATTCTTAAACCCGCCAGAAATTGTTGAACCTGTTATATGCGTTCCAGAATTGGCAGAAATATCATTGCTTGCACCAGCGATGAAAGAATAATTTTCATAGATAGGGGCGTTGTTTCCAAGTCCAATTGCAATTCCAGTATCGCCAGCCGCTCCCGCTCCAATATCATATTCGGCTATTGTGTCGCCATGTGGAAAAACTATCAGACCGCTCTTGCCAGCAGGATTTGCCAATATCTCAAGGTTTGTGGCTCCTATATAATTTGCATTGCTATCCGTAACGGAAAAGTTAGTCACAAAATATGTGGCCCCAATCGTAACGGTTATATTTGTAAACGATGGGTTTAGCAGAAAGGTGTTTGTGCCTTTTCCATTTAGATTGGCAATAGCATTTGAAGCTGTACCTCCGATGGACAACAGCGCATTGCTTGTCGTCACAATGGCATTTGTAGTATAATTAAAAGTTGTCCAAATATTGGTTTGCTGGAAAGCCATCAAGCCAGAGGCTATGCCAATAGTGTTTGTTGTCAAATTGGCGTAATTTGTAGTTGCCAGACCGTTGGTTATTCCAGATAAAACAAAACCATTTGTTGCCGTGTTAACGTAGTTGGTTGTCGCCAACGCGTTTGTCAAAAACGCCTGATTAGGAACATTTATTGTAACCACGCCAAGGTTTGTTGAAAGCGTGGTATTTGTTCCAGCCACAATCGAGTTTGTCCAAGCTCCCGTATTGGAAAGATTGGTCAATATTGGACTACCATATTGAAGTTGTCCACGAATGAGATTATTCGTTCCCTGAATAGCCGCAAGCCAAGCCGCGTAATCCTTGTTAGTCGCATCAATCAAAGATGTTGGCGTGACAAAACTCGAAGCATTTGAGGCCACAATATTGCCAAATCCATTAGTCTGCGGCAAAAGCGCATAGATTGAACTGGTGGCGTTGTCCAACAGCATTGAATTTATGTAGTTGCTTGGATTGCTGAAAAGCGGATAAAACGAGTTGCTTTGAGCAGAGCCGGACAACTGATAGCGCTGGTCAGAGGTGGCAATGGCCCATGCGGTTTGTCCAGATGGATAAGTCGAGCTTGAACCGGACGCCAGTCTGTTTGTCGCATCAATTAACCCTGTGTCACTGGGCAATAATTGAACCTGAATAAACGTCTTGGCGGGAGGTGCAAGAATATTGATGTTAATAAGCGTGTTCGGGCAGTTGGACAAAATAGCCGTTCCTGTTGAGTCAGAATATGCGGTGAACACGTTGCCCTGAACAGGGGACATTGCCTGATATGTGATGGGGCGATTGGTTGTCGGATTCTGCGAAAAATAAGACATGTCAATCTGAATGTTTGTGGCATCAGCCGCAAAGCAAAAACAGAGCAACATTAACGATAAAACAAGCCTTTTCATCAGGTTTTTATATAGTTCATTTTTCATTGGAAAGCAATTTGTTTTATCTCAATATAAGGCCGTATTTAGTCCATCCCGCTCCGCCCAAGGCTGATTCAATATTCATATGATTTGCTACATACAAATATGAATTGTAGTAGTTTACTGGCGAGCTTCCGCCCGTGCCGGGAATGATCGCTTGAGGGCTTGAATCGTCAACTACAACGTCGCCGGGATAAAACAAACCACCCGATAGATTGTCAAATGTCCAATAACCACGCTCAACTTGCGCGACTCTGGTAAACTTGGCATTTCCGCCAGCCACATTCACAAATGGTGGCTTCTCCAAGTATCGGTTAATTAGGTTTCCATCCTGATACTGAATGATGTTTGGCCCATATCCGTTGGAATAATAAATTTCACCAATGCAAAAGGATTGCTGCAATATTAAGGCCGTTCCAGAATCAATGTTGTAAAAAGAGGGATTAGAAAATCCAGAATCGCTTGCCATTCTGCACCAAAGTTGTGTATATGGCCCAACGCTTGAGTCATCAATCAAGACAACCCAAAACGATACACAGAAACCAGTTGCGCCACCAGATTGCCAATCAATCCAAATCTGAACATTGGGCGGGCTTGATGTGCCGGGTTTATTTTCGCAAATCATCAATCCATCGCTTGCTCCACCAGCATTGGCGATATTAACAGCTATGGTTGGGCCTGTGTTAGGTGTTGCGGGACGATTGAAATCTAATCCTGTTGGCTGAGACGATATATTCCAAGGCGAATTTGTGGTTATAAAATAACTGTCGTCTGTTCCTGTTGCAACTAATGGAAGCTCATAGTTTCCTTGATAGAAATCCCTTGTCTGGGCGATTGAAAACCCCGGCAAAAGGAAATTGCTTCTATACCCAACAATCCCGTCTCTAATCTGAAAAGTGAAATCACTTTTGGATGAATCGGTCGTATTTGTGGTTTTGTAAATCTGAAATGTATTTATAGGAAGCACTTGAGATTGAGGAGTCTGTGGCGGAGTGATAATCCTTCTCCTCAACTTGTTAATCATCACCGTATGCTGCTGAACCTGTGCGGCTAAATTGAAAGTAGAGCCTTTTGTGGCGTTATCCTTTTTATGGATATTTGTCAGGTCGTCGGGGTCAAGCGGAGAACGCAATGAACTTCCCACGTTGTAATGTGGCATCCAGTTTCTTTGAATTGGCGTCGAGCCTGACATTATGAAAAGGTCTGGTAATCAGTTGGGGAAGTTGGCCGATTGGTTGCGCCGTAAAGTTGCAAATCGAAATAACCAATTGCAGAGCCAACCCATGTTCTAGTTGTCTTGAACCATGTACGCTGATATTCAATTTCATCAGCCTTGCGAAGCCATGAAATCTGCGTATTGCCATTGGTCATGCCATTGCTTGAATAATCTTGCGGATTAATTGAGGCGTTTGCTTCAAAAATATTATCTGTTCCTGCTGGTGGATAGGAGCCTCCACCCCTAGGAGGCAATTCAGTTATCGGCCTGTCTGGTTGCAAAAAGTAGTTCGGGACAATCAATGTGGGGTCTGATAGATAGCTTCCTAAATCAAATAACGGTGGAAGGAAAAAGTATTGCGCCCATTTTAGCTCAATTCCGGCCATGTAGGGGCTGTCCTCCATGCGCCAAAGTTTAGTTATGATTTCCTGTGCGGCGGCTACTGCCAGCGCAACAGATGCTTGGTCATAGAAGCTGTTAACCGATGTTGCATTAACGGATACAGAAACTACTGTATCGTTTGTCTGCCCATTCGCGGTGGCGGCTGGAGTGTAAGTAATTGCCGCCGTTCCGTCGCGGATGTCCGTATCCTGAACGTAATTAAACTGTGGCTGATAATTGGGGTTTTTAATCGTTATTACGAATGTTCCGTTTCCCAACCCACCAGTCACAATGTTTTGAACCTGCCCGTTAATCAATCCAGTTAAGGTTGAAGCCGTTGGGAAAAACGGGCTATCTCGGTAGGTCTGAATTGACCGAATGATAGTTTCCTTGATTTGCCCCGTAAGTGTTCCTAGTTCCGATTGAGTAGGATACAAATTAGGGAAATATCTAGGATGCTTGATTATATCAATTCCAAGGTCAACCGTGTTAACCTGAAATTCATCGGGAGGTGTATCAAAAGAAACTGATTCAGAAACGGTTATCAGTTTGCCCTTGGTTCCTTCTTGAGCCTGAACCGTTGAAGTCAATAACCGCCAAATGTTGCCCGATGAATCTTGAATGATTGTGCCCATCGGCAAATTTGCGCCAAGATTCACGGCTTGGGTGTAGCCCATTGTGAACTTGTGCTGTGCCGTCGCCTGCACGCCCCGCTCTACCGTAGGGCTGTCTGAATCTTCTTGGAGGGTGATTATACCCCCATTGACATCCGAGATGATTACGCTGCCCGGAGCGGGCGCGGTGCCCACTACACCAGTGCCGCCAGTGCCATAAGGCGAAAGCGGAACGGTTAAGCCTTCGCCCTTGTCATAACCCCATGTAAGCGCAAAGCCCATGATTATTCAGTTACTTTAACGATATTGCTTGAGGTTTCGCCAGCTTTTGAAGTAGCTAGGCAGCGGTAATGCTTTCCAATTTCAGGCTTAAAATTGCCGTCCATTGCAACATCTTGCCATGTCTTACCGTCTGGTGAATGTTGATACTTGACACACGCCTTAATTTCGCTTTGAGCCTTGGCAGTGGTCAGATTTTCAACTGTTGGATGTTGAACAAATTTAGGGGGGTCTGTTAGCTTTTCATCAACCTCAAGCATAACGGAAGCCAGTTCACCTTTTGGGAACAAAACGCCATCCGTCTTGCCGTTACGCGAAACCAAGACGCCATGAGAATTGATTTGAATATGGCGGGGATGGTGTGGGTTTCCTTCAACGGGGTGCAAGACGGTATGGCGTTGCCCAACAAAGAGCGGCCACGTCACGTCAATTATCTCGCCCGTGATAGTGATTTTATTGCCATCAACTTTGGTTTCTAATTTGCAAATTGCTTTCATATCAATATCCGTTTACGAATTGTGACCTACCCATGTAAAAACCAGATTTCTGTTTGTTTTGACTGCTAAGTGTTTGATAAATCTTCTCAGTTGCCGTGGCTGTCCTGCGTTGTAATTCTAGAGCCTTATCGCCCATGCCGCCGCCGATGATTAGCCCCATCTTTTCAAAAGCCCCCGCTGGCAACTGTTTCATTTGACCAACCGGAGCAGGTAAAGAATCTAGTTTCGAGCCATTACGATTGTCCCATACGGTTTTAACCAAGTCTTTAAATGACTGATATGAAGCCGTAAAATCATCCTTAATCGGTTGTCCGTTCTGCTCTGTGAATCCCAACTTTTTGCCAATGAATGATTTGGCTATGGAATTGTTTATCTCCACAATAGCAAGTGCGATGGCTGCTGCAATGGCCTTCATTCCAAGGCTGAACGCGCTTACAGTGATTTCCCATACACCAATCAGGTTTGAGATGGTGATAGCCATCTTATTTATCACAATACCCAAAGCCTCAAAAATGTGCATCTTGCCCAATGACTCTAAAAACTTGTTCAGATTTTGCAGAAATGCTCCCATTGCCGGAGCAAGCGCGGAAGCAATCTGTGACCATATCGCCCGCAGGTTGGTTTCCAGAATCTTAAATTCCCAACCAACGCCAGTTAGCGGAACTGTGGTTTTGGCTATCTGGTCAGTTGCCCATGCGAGCCTGGGTGTGAGATATGCCAATGCTGCTCCAAATCTGAAAATTTGTGTTTCGTCAACGCCTAGAACATCGGCAATGGCACCACGCTTTGTGGTAAATTGGAGATTCAATCCAGACATCAAAGACTTTGCGTAACCTTGCCTTGCGTTCTCAAATGCCGCTGCTGTTTCTTGGATAGTCTTTTTGAGCGCGACAAATGCGCCAGCGATGGCTAGTCCGGTTGCGCCCAATCTGCCCAATGCGCCAACAGACACACCTAGCCGCTCCGCAAACGCCTTTATGATAGGAAAGTTGTTTGTAGCTTCCTGCTTTTTAAAGAAGTCAGGATTTTGCAGGAATGATGGCAAAGATGGCAATGCGGGGCCGTTTCTGGAAAGCATTTGAGGTAATGATGCCATTCCATAACTCTTAAATCCCTTGGCAATTTCCTTTGAGGCATTAGCCCCGAATTTCATCAATTCGGGATTTAGCTTCTTGAAAGATTCAGACATTCCAGAGAATATGTCGCCGCCCATTTTCTTTGAGATGGCCGACATCACCGGATTAAGCGAGCGCACTTCACCCTTGATATTGTCGATTACCTTTGCAACCGAAGTATCCTTTACGGCCTTAAATAAAACCTTTAATTCTGCTCCGCTCATTTTTGTTTCTCGTAAAATTCTTTTGCCTGAGCTATCAAATTATCTCGTTCTATCGCAACGTATCCATATTCGGCACTAACACCGCAAAACTTATGCGCTGGGTCATCGGCATAGGCGAAACTGAAATATATCCAGCCGCGAATCATGCTCAATTCGTCCATCACAAATTCCTCGGTAAATCGAGGATAGTAATGTTGCAACCTGCAAACATAATCAACTAGCCAGCCAAAACCCGCCGCACTTGCCCGCTTCTTATTTATCCTGTCAGCCAAATCCGCCACGGGGTCATCAGGCGATTCTACTTTTTTTTTGACTCTGATTCCTCAAATGAAACCTTTGTCTCAAAACTTGATACAACCTGTTTGCCGATTGCTTTAATGCACTCGCTCAAAGTTTGGATGTTGTATATGTCCCCAAATTCCTCAAAGGCAGTTTCTCTATAAACCTCACGCCCCCTGGCTTTTAATTCTCGGTTTTGCTTTGGAGTATGAGTGAATTGCCAGACCATTTCATAGCCTTCACTTTCCTCATAATTGATGTCCTCACGGATTGCCTCATCCTTTTGAACTTCAAGTGTCATCTTATACAATGGCGAATCAAGCCACTTTAGGACAATCCAATCAGAGGCAACAATGCGGCGCACAAATAAGCCGTGTCCGCAATCTATGGCATCAGATAAGAACGCCTGAGATAATGGGCCAGGAAGCGGTTCAGCCGCCGCCCGCCTTGTGGCATCTTCAATCAACTGCTGTTCAGTTGCCTTGGCAATGACAGCGTTATCGGTTTCGTTCCCCATAATTCAGATTGTTACGCTTCTGGCGGTGTTCCGGCACCCTCAATCAACGTGAGGTATTCGCATGTGATTTCGCGCTTGCCTTCAACCTTGCGATTGGCGTTGTAACCATTGGATGTAACCTTAAATACATAGGTGCTGGCACCCGCGCCAACGGTGTCAACCAATGAAATAGACGAGCCGGGAGAGGGGGGCGTCATATTTGTATCATCAACCACGGTCAGGGTGTAATTGCGCCCCTGCCAGAGCTGAATGCGAGTCGCCTTCAAGCCCGTGCCTTGTTCGATGTAAATGTTTTCAATCTCATCCTGACCGCGGATGGATTCAACGATGTAGGAGCCACCAGAGCCGCCACCAGAGCCATTGACGCCAGAGTTGGCCATTACACCATCGGTGCCCCAACGGATTGATGTGTATCCTGTTCCGATAAATGCTGCGCTATAAGCGGGAGGCCATGCCATAAAATTATTCCTTTCCTTTGTAGTTGGTTAAAAATTCATCACAGAAAATGTAGTCACTGCGATTCGGATTGCCGAAATTCACAAGGAACGCATCGGCAACTTTTGCGCCAAGTGATTTATCAGCCTCAAAGCCAACAACCTTGCATTCACGCTCGCCAGCAAATGATTTGCCGATGTTCAATTTAAGCGCATCGCGTTTCGCTTTCAATTCAGCGGCGGCTTTCTTGGCGGCAATCTGCGCTTCTTTAATCGGATTAGGTTTTTCTTCGGTCATAAAATTATTCGTCTGGTGTGGTTACGATGTTTGGCAAATCGTTTTTGGTGCTGAAAAATACGTCAAAACAGTCGATGATTTGGTCGCCAAGTCTGACGGGTTTGATACCGGTGTAGTCATTCCCATAGTCTTCACTGATACCGAGCATCGCCCGAATGAGGTCGCGGGTATGTTCCACCACATTGTAAAATAACCCCGAGTTCCCAACCGGCTTTGACAAAGTTGCGCCACGGTTAGCCGCAAATCCCCTGCCTTGCTTGATTCGGACACACCATTCACGGCTGACACGATGCGTAAGGGCAGAAATATTTGAATCGCTGCTCCAAGGCGTTTCGCCCATGTAACAGACATAAAACATCGGCCTTTGGCTGTCCTGCGCGGATTGCATCCAAAGCTCATGCGGACTGGAAACAACCTGACAGTCGCCGCCAGATTTCTGGGCGTATTCAAGCAATTCACCGGCAATGAAGTTTGCCTGTGCGCTGATTTGATTTTGAATATCGACAGCCACATTAGTTATTTAGTGCTCTTACCAAGGCGTTATTCGCAGCGTTCAAACACTGCGCTTCTGCATATGGCGTTAGCGAATTTCCAACAATCGAGAAAAACGGGCGGGCCGGAAGGTTAATCTCCGGCACACCATATTGATGGTCAACAGCATATTCATTGTCGGTATAAACCTCCGCGCCATCTCCATTGCTTTCTTTAATCTTTATAGACCGCTGCAAATCACCAGACAAAATCAATTTTGGTATGCGGTTTCCATCGTGAAACTCTTTGGCGTATTTTGAAGAAAGCGCGGGCCAAGGTGTCGGCCTATCTTCTCCATTAAAACCAAAGTTATGATTCGCGATGGTGGCAAATCTGTGGGCCATCGCCGTCTCAACAGAAGCAATGGCAGAATCCCAAAGTTCATTTGGAATATCAAAATTGCCATCAATCTGTGCTGTAAAATTCATTACATTGAATTGCTGATTAGGTTTCCGAAACCGTAGATGCTTGGACGCGCATCAACTTGTGCGGCTGAAAAGCTCTGTTGAGCCGATAAATCCAAGACATCTTCGCGGGTCTGAACTCGCTTAAGAAAGTCTCTTACACCCTTGTAATCCTCGTAATAGTTGTTTGATTCGTCAGGAACCAAGCGACGACGATAGAGGCGATAACAGGTGATTACAATCGCCATGCTATTAACAGACGGATTGGCAGACGATAAGCCTTGATAGATATTTCCAACATAGCGGTCTATTTCGCCGCTCGCATTACTGATTATCTGATTCAGAATGGTTGCGTTAAGCTGTCCGGTATTATCGTCATCGGTCAGCTGAATCAATTCAGCATTTTGAATCTCGCCCTGAATATCAGCTAATGAACAGTAAAGACTCATCGTGCAGCCTCCATTCCTTCAAGCCTGTTGACGGATGACTCCGCGAGGGGAACCGCAGAGCCATCCGCCGTGGCAACCATTTTCGTCTCCGAATTGGTTGAAACTTTTTTCGGGTAAAGAAAATCAACTTGTGTGTCCAATGGATAAACCGCGCTGCCTGAATGTCCAAGCAGGATGTTCATATCACAATAGACCTTTACGCCCATGTCCTGACAACGCTGACAAAAATACCAATCTTCCGACAACCAGCGGCGGGTGCCATCGGCATATTTGTAAATGCCCATCTGGAAAAAGTCATGCTGCAACTGATTCTTGCCATCATCCGTGCGATACCACATTTCCTCGCCAAACTTTTCAATCATCTTTTCAAAGACATGGCGGCGTACGCGAAGGAATCCAGTGCCCACATAGGCAACCTCCATCAATCCATTTTCATTCGGCGTGGTTACGCCTGATTTTGGATTAGAACAAATACGCGGTGTGCCCTGCGCCTTGAGCATGTAACAGCCCCCCACAACGTCCTCCTCATGCAAAACAATGCGCTCAATCTGGTGTGCGGAGAAAATAAGGTCGGAATCAATGAAAAGAATGTCTGTGCAATCGCTGGCTAGGAACTGAGCAACCAGAGCATTGCGCGAACGTCCAACAGGAGATTCGCCCGCGTACAATTCAGGAAAACGCCCAGAGACAAGAGCATTGCCTGTTGCTGATTTAACCAGCAATTCCTGTTGCGCCTTTAGGCAACATTGAAAGAAATGGGGGTCAATAGACCATAGCGCGGTTGTCGCCATGAAAACACTGCGCTTGCAGCGGGCAAACGGAATCTTGCCGGAAGAAAAGATTTCTCCATTGGTATCAGAGCTGGAATCGCGCAAAACGCCTTCGCGGGCAAACTTCAAGATGCCCCTGTTATCACAACGCTTGCTGCTCAATACGGGCTTAAATCCTTTTGATTCAAGCAGGTTGCTAATGGTTTCGCGGTCTAATTCGCTATGGTATTCACACACCACAACCTTGGTTTGCGACAAATCCAAGTCAGACAAAATCATAAACTCGCATCCTTCGGTGTCCACCTTTACAAATTCAGCACATCCAATTTCAGAAGGCTCAATACAGCCAACTTCAACCGAATCAGACAGGTTTTGCTCGCCCAGATTGAAAGCTGAACATTCTCCGCTGTCGTTCAGGCCGCGATACATCCGAATGAAAGATTGTGGATAAACAGCTAGGGCATGAAATTTAACCCGCGAATTTTGACCGTGATTTTTAACGAACAAATCAGCATTTTCTGGTACTGGCTCAAAGGCTTCAATCTTGCAATTAGGCCATTTCTGCAAAGCCCATGCCGTAAATGCGCCCTCATTGCCGCCAATGTCCAAAACTGTCTTTGGCTCGTTCTTTAAGGGCAAATCATATTCGCCCATGAAAACTTCTTCAAAAGAGCCATTCGTTCTGGTGTATCCAGCCATTTCGGATGATTTGAAAATGGTGCTCATTGGGCCATGTATGGGATTGTGAGCGTTGGGGCATTCGTATTCTGGAATGTGGCGCGAAACCGATATGTGACCCATTTGCCAGTGTATTGAGCCTCTGCCGTGCCCGTTGCCGTAAACGTATTTGTCACAACCGGAATCCAGTTTGAACCATCAATCGTTCTTTCAGTAACTATCGAGGTAGTATTTGTTCCAGTGGCCGTATAAACAAAATGGAATGTGTGGTAAACAGATGCCGCAGTCGTTTGCGTGTTAGTGACAGTGACACCGTTTGTTGCTGTAAACGAAAGGTTATTCGTATAAACGCGAGTGAACTGATTATTAAGCAAAAGAAAATCGGCGGCACGGGTTTCAACCGAGCAACCGATAATCAATGCAACAACGAATGTGGCGAGCTTCCCCATATTTTTAATTTGTTTTAGAACACAAGGGCCAAGAAACCATTCGCGCTATTCGCATTACCGCTGTTGGCTTCAAGCGCATATTGCGCCCGAATGAACTGTTGCGTACCCGGAGGCAGCTTAAATAGTGCGTTAACCTGAGAAGCCCAACCGCCGCCAGCGTTATCAACGGCGGATACAGGTCCGAGTGTGGAAATGTTGATCCAGTTAGAGCTATTCGGAGTGCCGTCCGTATTCGCGCTAGTGTGCTGCAAATAGACGTTGCAGTTGTGGCTGTTGGTGGTATTTGCCGTACCCTGTACACCAATAACCGCCAAGACGTTAATCGTCTCGGTAGTCGGATAAGGCGTGGCAACCAACAGGTTTAATGCGTTGGTGTTCACGTTCTGCGAGCCGGGAAGGGCCACGTTCGGCGTGATGTAGTTCGCATCAAAAAGGATGCGATTGTTAAACGGGAAGTTGTTCGGGGTGATACCCGCAAAGTTTACGCTCATAATTAGGAGTTCGTTTCGGTGTTAAGGATGCTGTCGGTCACTTCGATTTTGTAACCGGCCAGATAATCTGGAATCGGCGCATAAGCAGGACGGCCAGCCGTATCGGACGGCTGATATTGCGCGATGCCAGTTGCAGCGGTTACAGCGTTACGATTCTGTTGCAGAACTGCATTAGCCGTGCGGTTCATATACCACGTCATCTTGTTCCGGCGTTTAATCGGAATCTGACCAACAAGCTGTTGCGCCTGTGCATCAGTGATGCCGTTAGTGCCGGGACTGGTAATCGTGCTGGTGATGCCCGTAATGCCCCACGCAGTGAGGTTAGAGCCGATGAACAATCCGACATAGCCCTTGAGATTGCCAACATAGGCAAAGATGTTGCCGGAACCACCAGACGGATTAGAAACCTGTTGCCGGAACGGAGCGGAGATTTGGAACGAGCCATTCTTGCCGACATCGTAACGGATGCCCTCTTTCTCATCAGCCCAAACTAGATAAGCCGAAGTAGTGGAGGTTGTGCCGCCAGCCTTGACAACACCCGCAAACTGACTGCGAAGGCCGACAAAGCCATTAGCATCAGCGGACGTGCCGTAATAGGTCTGTTGACCAATAAGGATGGATGCGGCTTCAAGTGCGCCCTTGGCTTCCAGCATCCATACTGAGCCAACTGAGGCGTCGTCTGCATCCCAAATCGCTTCATCAATCACAAGCTGTGTATCAATGAAAAGCATCTGTTTGACTTCCTTTTTGTAAATAGAGCGGGAAGCCGAAACGCCGCCGTTAACCTGACGGAATTGCGCCGTAGGATATTGAACGCGCTTAACGATTTCGTACCACCAGCCCTCACGCGGAACGGCAGGAATGGTATCCCACTCGCGGGGAAGGGTTGTTACGTCCTCAATGAGTCCGGTGTAACGGTCATTGCGCTGCAATACCGTCAGGTCATAGAGGGTCAGGTTTGAGGGAAGTGCGCCAGATGCAGCCATAAATTTTTAGTTAGTTAAGGAATTGTTTGTTGAGTTCGCGTATTTCAGCACCGAGGGCTACGGAATTTTCAGACTGCTTTTGACGGCAGAATTGCACAACCTTGGCTCGACCTTCGGGGGTGTGACGGTCAAAGATTTCCTTGCCTTCGTTGTCTTTCGGCAGCGTCAAAGTAGGCTTGATGCCCTTGGACAAATTGACGGTAGGCTTGATTTTGGTAATCATTTCCTTCACATCCGCAACATCCATCTTGGATAACTGAGCATCAGAAAGAGGAATTTCTTTCCCCTTGGCAGACGCCTCTGCAACCAGTGCGGCAATTTCGGTCTTTTTAGCAAGCTCTAGAGCGGCTGATTTATCGGCTGAAATCTTGGTTTCCAAATCGGTGATTTTCTTGGAAAGTTCGGTCGTGTCGGCGGGCGTGAGTCGCTTGGTTAACTCCAAGGCGATGGTTTCCTCGGTGGCATTTACATCCAATCCAAGGGCTTTTGCGAACAGTGCGCTCATAGTTTTTATTTTAGATTTTTCGGACATTTCTTTTTTGTTCATGCAAAATTTGCAAGTTCCTTTGCCTTTGCACATACATTCTGACAATTCTTTGGAGTCGTCGTAGTCGCCGTCTTTATCTTTTTTAGAGAAAAGGCCAACATTTGCGGCGGGGTCTGCGGTCAAATCGACGCTCCCCAAATCCTCAACGCGGATGAAATCCTTGCCATCAACGCGCTCAACTGAAAACTCCATGGCTGCTATTGAAAGACCGAAATCCTTGGGCTGTTTTTCGGCCATTTCCAAAATCTTATCAAAGTTGGGGTCGGATTTTAGGAGGTGAAAATCGGCCCGAACTTTGTCCCCATCCTTACGAAACTCTTTTAGCGCACCAACAATGGAAATAACGGGCGAGGTTTCCTGTTTGTTTTTGGCATCATGAACCATCTTAACCCGAACCCCATCCGAGTTTTTCTTTGATAGCTCAATCAAGTTTTCACAAGTTGTATCATCTACCCAAATGTCATGAGTTGCCGCTTCCCCTTTTGTAATGACAGAGACGCCATAGATGATGCCACTTGCCGCGTCAATTCTTTGCCGCGATGCCATCGTTGAAAACTGAGCCAATTTCATTATTGCGACTATCCATAATTTAACTATAACTGTAAATTTGAAGTTGGTTAAGTTGGGCAAGGAAAATTTTCTGGCCTTTGGCAATAAAAATCCCGCTAACCATTTCTGATTAGCAGGGGTGAGCCGGAGGCTGTTAAATTATTCCTGTGTCAATTCTTCGCGCTTGAACTGTTTCACAAATTCGCTAGCATCAATCATCCTGTCGCCCGGTGTTGACAATCCGCCCTCACTGTCAACCTCGTTCCAGTGTTGACGGACTTGGATTGAATCGCCTTCTGCCAGCGGCAATGCGGGGTCTGCCGTCGCGTCTTTTGGCTTGGCGGTGTATTTATCTTTGTAGCACTTCTGAATCTGGAATGTCACTCGCAAATCACCAGACGGACGGTTAGTCTCTCGTATTTTGCAAGCTCCAATCATGTTCGGATAAGCGCATACGATTTTCCAAACGAATGTTTTTGCCTCTTCAAACGGCTTCTGTGTGGCGGGGTCAATGCGATACCAGTAATCGTCCTCGCGCTCTGCCAGCTTGTAGAACCTCTTGATTTCATCTTCGGTGTGCGGTTTTTCAATCGCCACAGGGGTTTTAGAGGCGGCTTGCAATGCGCTCCGCCCCTCCGGTGTAGCCAGCAATTCTTTCAAATCAGCCAGCGTGAGTTTTGGTTTCGTTTCGATGGTTTCAGTCATGGTTGCCATAAATTTTAATATATCTCATTCGTATTTTTTGCAATATGCGCCAATACTTCCGTTCTTAAAATCTGCCAAGGTGATGTTTTGCCT